TTCCACCGCGAACAACAATATCGCCAGGAAAATAAGAAGTTGTTGTTGCCCAATCGCTTCGTGGATCAAGACCATCAACCATTTTTGACCAATATGTTGTATCAGTAGGAAGGTTGTTACTTGCATTTGTTGCATAAATATAAACATAACCAACACCACCATATGTCACAACATCATTTAACTCATATGTTGTAGCGCTGTTATACGCACCCCGATGGAAGAAACGAAGTCTTCCAAGATCAATACTTTGTGTCATTATTCAACCTCCACAATCAAGTGCGTCTTATTACTAGTATACCAAGAAAAAGTTAATGTAGACTGACTTGACATCCAATTTTTATAAACACTTTCATCTAAATTAAGCGATTTTAAACGACCAACATTTGCTGTTGCATTTGCTAGTGTTTCACCACCAACATATAAACCATTAGAACCTATCCGAGCATCCCCAACTCGATATTCGGGTAATTGAATAGGAGTTGAGTTATCATCAATTTCTTCAATGGTAAGTTTACCATTAGATTGATAATATTTAAAGCCATAAAATTTGTCATTATCGCGAATTTCGTGAAGCTCGGGATCCCAAAGAATTGCGGGAGTTCCTGCAACACTTGAACCATCAGCGCCGCCAGAATTTATAAGATTAGGCATACTCTACTCCACTAATATTAAATACAAGCGCAGTATTTGAGCTTGCAGAAACATGAATTTTAGAATTGGCGGGCATAACAATTGAAGTATTATAAAAAAGCACATCATCTCCAATTACATTAGCATTGCTAATAATTTTATTATTTGCAGCAGCAGAAGCCCCATCAACAAGAATATGAACATTTGCAGTTGCATTTGCATTACTTGTATTACAAACATTTATTACTTTAATAATTGAATAGTTTCCCGCTGTATTGGCAACAGTATAAACGTTAGCTGTAGCCGCATTTGCGTGACAGAAATTTTTTGGTGTTAAGCTAGGCATTTAAACCCCCATCCAAACCAAAACTTGACTATCATATGTTACATTATTCATATCCTGTAAAGCAACTGCATCTAACACATGATCCACGAAACTGCCCGCGTCGTGGGTATTTGCCGCTGTTCCATCAAAACCCCGCGTTGAGACAGTAAATACATTATTGGCTCTACTGGAAATTAAAATTTTTTCTTCATTTGTAAGACCACGATCAATCACCACAACAAACGGATGCTGTCCAGAAGGATATGTACTCCCATCCACTACCGTAAAAGAAAGCACAGAATTACTGATATTTGCAGTCAAATTTGTTCGCTCAGCTCCGCCAGTAAACTCTCTTCTAATCATGATCAGTCAATCGTCACATCAAGATCGCCAGTCGCGATTCTTAAGGTGTCACCTGCGTCAGTGGTTTTGTTTGTAGTAAGCGTACCATAAAGCAACATATTACCAGATGTCACTGCATCAAAAATTGCAATTGCAACAGTTGTAGCAGCAGGCATGCCCGTAAAGTCAATATTGCCGCTATTAGAAGTTTCACCGCTTGCCGCAGCAGAAAAGGCCGCCTCTTGACGAGCATAAGAACCACCAGTTACTTCGGTACCGCCGCCAGCATCAGTGGGGGCGACGGTAAACAATCCAACATAAACTGTTGGCATAGTGTACGATGTGGTGCCAAGAAAGTGATCTAAAAGTTTATTCTCAAGATAATTGGTAAGATTGCCCGCCACTGTTAGCCCTCCTGATTATTATAATACATTTCCTTTTCTTCATCACTAGGTAATCTGAAATTGTCAAGAGCAAGTAGTTGGCGAGCTGTTTCAATATCCAATTCAGCCATTCTATTTTTACGATCAAATTTAAAACCATTTGGCATTGAATAGCCAGCACCACTCTCAAAATACACTATGGCCTTTTCAACATTTTTTGGTAAATTAGTATTTTTTTCTACAGCCTTCTTTTGTTTTGTTTTTTTAGGTTGTGCAACTTGTTCGGAAGTAACAATATTAGTCATGTATTAATCCTATCATTTTTAAAAAATAAAATCAATTACAGAATAAAGGCGGGGTGCGTTTGCACCCCGCCAATACTCTATAGTTTAATAATTATCAGGCAGAGCGAAGCTTAACATTCTTTGCAATAACGTAGGATTCTGCATTCTCTATATTGCAAGCAACGCGCATGAACTGCGTGTATTCAATTGTGTCCTTCTTAGGCTGGAACTGACGATACACCGTGATGTCACGATGCATGCCAACAACTCTATTGTTGGGGAATGTCAGCTCAACATAACCGTGGCTACCCGAAGCGCCAGAGTAGTCGCCAGTGACCGTCTCAGGCAACAGCGGAATTTCCACGAGCGGGATACCAAAGGGCGCAAGCCCTGTAGCACCAGCACCGCCTCTTGAACCCATCGCGCCAGAAAGGAACGCCTGCTCGCCAACCACCGAGGCAGGAGCGGGTGCGCCTGCTGTAGCGGCTGTTGCCGAGTTGGGGTTCTGAAGACTGAAGATGCTGTCCTGAACGACGCCAGGGCCAGTGAAAAACTTCAGTTCATTACGACGCTGCAGGTACTTGTTTGGCATGTTGCGAAGCACGCGATCATATGTTGCGCGCGACACATTGTTACCAGCCTCATCAACGGTTGTGCCGCCAGCGAGAGCGAGCTTAACAAAGCCATTCAGTGCCTTAAGCAGAGCGTTGTCCGAAGACGTATTGCCCGAAATCAGAAGGTCGTCAAGATCTGTTGCAGTCTGACGAGCCATCATCTGTGCAATATGGTCCTCTAGCCCAGCGCCCTCGATGTTGTCCTCAAGAGCCTCTGTGCTGATCTCCCAGTCCAAACGAAGCTTAACGCTTGAAAGCGAAACCTTCGTGAATGTAAGAGCAGCATTTGCTTGACCAGTAGTTGCTGCCTCGGTTGCTTTTGCCATAAGGCGGGTACCAACCGAAACCTTGTCAATGTCCAGCGTAGGAGTACGCATGCGCACAACGCGCGCATTCTGCATAAGCACCGATCTGTCAACGACGAAATCAATAAAACGATTTGCCTGCTCAGCATTGAGAAGACCACCCGAACCTTCACTTACATCGGATGTGGTTACTTCATTAGCCTTAGCAAGGATCTCTTCTTGTGTTGCCATAGTTAAATATTCCTCCTTAACTAATTATGACCTGTAACCCAGCGACTTAATTACGCTTTGGGGCAGGTAAACATTGTTCCACACGGACTTCGGCTCGGCGGACTTCTTTAACTCCACCTCTTCTGTCTCTTCTGTGTCAACGCTCTTCTTCATTGCACCAGCCTGGGCAAATTCCTCCACCTTGGCTGTCTGCTCAGCGAGAGCGGCCTCAGTTGCTTCAAGCTTCTGAGTCAGCTCAGTCTTCTGAGCATCAAAGTTCTTAGTTACTTCATCAATCTTTGCATTAATTTTTTCCTCAACCTCATTCTTTAGCGAAGTTGCAAAATCATCAAATTTCTGATCAATGACGGAACCAAGAGCCTCTTTGAGAACTTCAATATCCATCTGTGTTTCCTCCACTTGCTCAACATCCACTTCGTTTGCATCTGAAGTTTCAGTAGCAACGGACTTTTCAAGCCCGCTATCATTCGGCTCATTCATAAGCCAAACGATAAATTTTCTCATTAAAGAAATTTTATTATCTGTCAATGAATTTTCCATAGGTTTTACCTTATCACATTCTTCTTGATTTTGCAATTTAACATTAAAAGCATCCTCCTTGTTTTTAAATATTTCAATATCATCTTCAGTAAATTCAGAAATGTCCATAGTTTCATAAAGATCATCTAAAAGAACATCAATAATATAGTCGTTAACCTCGCGATCTGAGGTCTCGGCAGGGTCAAAGTCGGCATTTTCAAATATAAATTGGGCAAGCAAATCGTCAAGATCATCTTCGGCATAGCTCTTGTTTCCCCCCTTCATTCTTCGATATCTCTCAAGAAGTCTTCGGCCTTTGGCGGCAAGCCTTGCGGCATCAGAACGATCCTGGGGTACGGGTTCGCCCCAAGCTGCAGCAGAGAGCGCTAAACGAGTGGGTTTGCCATTTGGCTTTTTCATTGGTCCAGATGGATTGGTAAAAAATCTTGTAAGGAAAGATCCTTTGCGGCGCATTTTTTCAGGGGTATTGGCTGGCCCCTTGACACCAGGCTTAAGGTTTGCACCTTCTGTTTGTTTAAAATGACGACGACCAGCGGCTGTTAAACCACCTTTGGGATCTTTTAAGGGTTGTTTTTTTTCAATGGGGACGCACTCACACACATCACCACAGCATTTAAGAACATATTCAAAACTACCATCATCTGTCTTTTTAATAAGATTAATTGTAGCGAGTGCATTTGCGGGATTATCAACGAGACTTAATTCACCAAGTTCATATTCTTTAATCATATGCATTTGTCTGCCATTATGCATCTTACCTTGCATCATTTCTTTTTTAACAATTCTTCCACCAATTGAAAAGGCTCTTAGTGTTCCATCAAGAATTTTTTCCCAAGTGTTTTGTGCGCCTTTAGAAATATATGCAGAAACCTCAATGGCATTAAACTCTTTACCATCGTCATCTTTGATTTTAATTGGTTTATAAGAAATAGCTTTTCCAACAGCTATCGGGCTATGCATTTCACGAATATTGCCAGCCCAGTTTTTAAACGCAACCTCAGAAGCAGCAAAATCAACAACATCTCCAACTTTATCAATATTGTCAGCTGTTGCAATGCCAGTAATAATACGCTCTTCTTTTTTGATCATTGCAATTGGAAAATCAAGAGAAAAATGCGACATACTACCTCATAATATTTTATGGTTAATTTATATTAAACGCAAATTAACCAATTGCGTATACAGAAACAGTAACATTTGCTGTCATTACTTGAAAAGTTGTGTAGTCGCCAGGAATGCAAACATATTCTTTGCTATCACTAGGAATGGCAACTTGATGAGGACCGCCATTTAATTTAATAACTGCGTCGGTACTCGCGTCATTATTCCAAAAACAAATGGCATATGTGTGGCGATTTAAACTTACCGTATTAGCGGCACTTGTTACTCCAGTAGACGAATAAACTACTGTACCCTCAAAAGGGGTCATGTTGAACCTCCTGCGTCTTGCATTTGCCCACGCTCAGCCTGATCACCCGAAACTCTTGAATCTGACGCGCCCTCGGGTGTGTCAGCGCGAGCATTCGGAGGTTCCGAAGAAGCGTTATTGCTATTGCCAGGGGGAGCGCCAGGCCCACCCTGTTCTTTCTTAACTCTTGTTGGGAACGGAAGCGTCTCATCGCCATCAACACGCTCTGGCAAACCTAGCTGCCCTCGAACTTCGTTGGGTGAAATAACTTCTGTTCTCAAATATCTATCATTAATTCTAGACTGAATATCTTCATCAATCAAGTCAATGCCTTTAAATTTAAGAGTAAATAAATCAGTAAACTCTAACATCATACGATTGAGACGTTTTTCAATAACGGCTTGATCGGGGCCAACAACTTGCATTTTAAATGTTTTATCTGAATCCCTAGAGACTGCCAAATTTGCATTATCATAAACACCAACTTTTGGAGCAGGCACTCTATTGGCTATAAGAATTTCGTCTCGGTTTGATTTGCGATATTTATCAAAAGATGCATCTTGCACGCCAGCCTCAAGTTTTTCAAAACGAATGTCACTGTCTGCGCCAATTGAAGCGGGAATTGGAATAACAAGCGTACCATGATTACGACCTTTAACTTCTTTTCTAAAATAATTAATAAGTTCTTGTTTTGATTTATTACTTAACTTTGCACCTTTAAGAACAATTGCATATCTAGGAATTGCTTTATTTTCGAAATAATCAATATTATATTCTTTTGCAAATTTATCTCCAATAATTGCCGCAGCAGCAGATACTGCTGATGGTACACCATAGTAAGTATTTTTTGGAGTGTAAATTTTAAAATGAATAATTTCATTTGGTTTTGGATCTGAATTAATAGGATCTTCTGTTTCTTTATCTGCGTAATTTCTAAAAAATACAGCAGAAATTTTATTACTGCGTGCAATCTGGACAAACCCGTCGCGCTTTCTTCTTACACGCACCATAGTGCCAGGAATGTGGCCAACGTATCCAACTTCCCCAGCATTATTACGACCAATTTCAAGATAACCATTTCCAATGGTTAAAACATCTTGCCAAACTTTAATCATTGTTTCATTAAATGTTTCTTCAAGATTAAAATTTTCAAAAATTTCTTCTAATCGTTCTTTTTCATCTTGCAAACTCCTACGAATGCGGCTAAGTTTTTCAGGATCGCCAGCAGCTTTTTCAATTTTTCTTCTTGATTTAAGAGTTTCTTCAAATATATAACCAACCCCTACAGTATTCATAACTCTTGCCATAACAGAAGAATGATGAATTGCGCTGGAATCAAATAAACCAGCAAGATTATCTAAATCATATGGAGGATTTACAATATCATAAAGAGAATAGCCATCAAGAGTTTGTGGATCAATGTACTTTGACGATGTGCCATCAATGCCTTCATATTTTTTAACCAATCTGCCGAAGCGGCGTTTCATCTTTGGAGAAAGATCATCAAAAACAATTTTTTTGAATGGATCATCAGAAACAATTGACGAATCAAAACCAATATAAGAAAGATCCTCAATATCTTTTTCAATATAAACTTCTTCTTCAATATGAGTCATTTTATTTTCCATAAGACCTCACAGTATTTTTTCCATATACTGTCATTGGAGCCAGAAAATCTTCATATGGATCTGGAATTAAGCCATTGTTAAGTCTTTCAACTTGATCTTGTCTTTCGCTATCAGAAACTTTTCTTGCGCCATGAATCCAAAAAACCTGGCCTTCATCGCTGCCCGACCAATATTTGGCACCTTCTGCAACAAGTTTTTCTATTTTAGAATCGCCAACAAAGCCTTCTGCAGACAGATAGTTGCCGTCGCCATCAGACAAAGGCTTACCGTCAGGCATGATCCAAACACAGACGCCAAAAGTTCTTCCTGGTATCCAAAGTGAACCATCTTTAACACTTTCGTAGGCCATTTGGTTCAATTGTACACCATTTTTATAAAAAAAACACAAATTTATACTTTTAAAATTCAATTATTTGACAGGACACGCACCAGTTGTACATTCTTCAAGATTAATTTCAAAATTACTAGAACTTTCCTGTAGCGGCACAGAGAAATCTATTGTTGAAATTAATGAATTATAAAATTCTTCTGTAATTTCTTCATACGGAGGAAGCGGAAAATTGTGATCAACATGGAGAAGAAAGGAAACTGATTTAATAGAATTATCATAAAATTTACTAAGCCATGCTTTAATTTCTGGCAGCTCTTCTTTGCGATAATAAACCGTAACAGATACTGCATTGTCAGCCCAATCTGTTTGCATAGTTTTTACCCATTCAAGTTGCTCAATGGCAGACATTTGTGATGCAAGAATAGAACCATCGGGAGATTTGCATGGAAATTCTACAACATAACGAGTATGATCTTCCCTGCCGTCAAGCCCAACGTCCCAAACAACTTTATAACCACGTTTTTTACAAGAAGAAACAAGTGGATCAACAGAACTAAAACGAACTCTGCGAATATAATAGGAAGCAAAGGCTGGATGAATTCCAGGAGTTACTCCAGGAAGCAGCGACAGGGTGCCCGATGGCTGAACGGTAGTTAGCCGAACAGAGGGAGTCCAGCCACGCTCTTTACTATATTTTTTATCATAATCTTTAAGATATTCATAAACTTTAGAAAGCCAAGCAATTTTTTCTTCAGAACACTGAAGAATGCCAGTAACAGACTGCCCAAGACGAGCATTTTTTTGGACAATCTTGCTTGTCTTTTCATATGGGTAAGAAAGTTTTGTAACTTGCTTTTGTAACATATATAAAAGCCTTGAAATTTCTTTGAATTGTTCAAGTGATTCAATATTTGGCAAAAAAATTGTAGCAAGATTGCACGACTCTCCATCGCCAAGAGCAATCTCGGCACAAGGATTAAATCCCTCAATGGTCGGGTCTAAGTTTTTTTCTCCTAGTCGCCCATAAGTTCTTGCAAGTTTGCGATTTACTAAACCATATGGTTCGCCAGAGCCATCATATCCCTTCCAAAGTTCAGGTAAAATTTCATCATAGGCATCAGCATAAATAGAATTATTGCTGTTTGCACGCCACGCTGGAATATCACCAGTAGACCAATTTTTTGCACGAATAAAAAGAATATCGTCTGGATCACCAATTGCAATCTGCGCGGATCTGCGCGAGGAGCCTGAAACAACGACACGACCAATGATATTACAAATATCAAGAACATCAATGGAACGAAGTTTTTTGCCAACACGGTTATCTAATACTTTGCAAATATCATCAATACCATCTACGAGCGCGCCAGAACCAGATGCGGTCCCGCCAAATGTTTTTAGCGGTGATCCAAATTCACGAATTAAAATAGTTGAATAAGAAAATGCTTGCCCAGTTATAAAATACGATTCAAAAACTTTATGCATCAAAGCTCTCCAGCCTTGTCGAGAGTCAGGAACAATAAAATCTGCATCATTACTTTTTTCTGCAGTAATTTTTCCTA